CTAAAGGATTAGGTAAATCATTACTTAAAAAAATACCAGTTATTGGAGCTGTTGCAGGTCTTGCATATGGCGCCAGTAGAGCAATGAGTGGAGATTTTGCTGGAGCAGGTATGGAGGTAGCTTCAGGTCTAGCTGGAACAATACCCGGAGTAGGCACTGCAGCTTCAGTCGGAATAGATGCTGCGCTAGCAGCAAAAGATGCTGGTGTGTTTGATAAAGAACAAGCACCAGCTACTGCCCCAGCTACTGCGCCAGTTGCAACTGCTAGTACGTCTCTCGGAGGAGCTATAGCAGCTACTGCTGATACATCTAAAAAGCAAGAAGCTATGCTTACCCCTGCTCAAGAAAAAGAAGCTGAGCCTTTAATTAGTGAAATGTTATCACTTCAAAAAGAATTGCTAGAGTTAAATAATAACTCTTCTATGCCTAGAGATGAATATAAGGCTAAAAGAAAAGAAATAGGTTCAAAACAAGCGGCAATTACTAAGCAATTAGATTCTATAAAACCTGGTTTTGGAGAAGAGGTTTTTGGCTATACCTCAGGACCAGGTGCACTCGATGCTTCTAAAGAAACATCATCTTCTGTAATTGATAAAATGAAGCAGGACTCTAAAACAATTAGTGAAGAAAGTTCAAAAGTCATATCAAAAGAAAAAGTTACTGGTGAAAAAATCATAAGTCAAACTACTACTAACGTAAAAACTACTTCTGCAGATAGTCTAACTAAGGACGCTTCTTCAGCTCAACAAAGTCTAGTTAATTTGGATGAAAAATATGCTAAAAAAGCTGCACCTATAGTTGAAAAACTAAGAGCAGAAGGTAAAATTGACGGTGTTGTTACGGATGAAGATTATCAACAAATTCCAGAACTTCAAGCTATTAAAAAAGAAAAAGATGCTGAAAAATTAAGCTTGGAAGCAAAAATAAAACCCGGGCTTGTTAGTTCCGTATCTTCCGAGGTAGTAAAAACATCTACTGAAAATGCAGATATGTCGAGGGAGATAGGAGGAAGAGGTGGAGCTAATAACACCGTAGTATCTAATAATGTAAGTAGCAATAATACTACTAAATTTGTACCAATGAAATCATCACCTAGAGCTGAAAATACCGGGTCAGCACTTGATCGATATACAAGTCGAATAACAACCTACTAATAAAAAAGGGGCATTTTAAGCCCCTTTTCTTTACTTCTTCTCAGCTGGCTTATCTGCCGGCTTTGCTACAGGCTTCTCAGCCGCTTTCACCTCTACAGGTTTTGTATCGGCTTTCTTTTCAGCAGGCTTTGCATCTGCCTTTTTCTCTACTGGCTTCTTCTCCGCCTTCTTTACAACGTGGCAACCATCTGCCTCCGTCTGACCTTCTTTACAAGGCTTCTTAGGTCCAATACCATCGGCGGCAAAGGCAGTCAAAGCAAGCGTAGAGATAACAATTGCAAAAATATTCTTCATAAAAATCTCCAAAAAAATTAAATTAAAGTTACACTAAAATCTAATTAGCTCGTCACCCTACCTGGACCTAAGTTACAAAGGTAACGAGTATCCAGGATCGGGCTAGGACTACCTAATTAATCATCATTCGCCAACTTGGCGAAATAAGATAGGGAATCATCTGTGTCGTCGAAATCAGCCTTAGGCTTGGCGGCAGGCTTAGCTGCAACCGGCTTAGGCATATCTTCATCAAGGCTTGTGGCTTCAGCACGGGGTGCAGATGCACCTGTTGCAGCCAGAACCATTTGAAGCTTTGCTTTCAATTCGTCATATGACTTAAAGTTTTTAGGATCAACAAACTCAGCTAACGAGTGTTGCTTCTTCCAAATAGATTCCATCTGATCGTCTTCTGCCAAAGGCGTAGCTGAATCAAATTCAGACTTATCGTAGTTACGATAACCTTCAACATTACGAATCTTAAGTTTAAAGTTAGCACCCTTCCAGAAGTCGAAAGGATTAACTGGATCCTCATCCTCAAATTGAGGTTGCATCACATCCTTGATCTTATCAAAGATCTTCTTACCGAACTTATACAGCTTAACCGTACCTTCGTTCTCAGGGTGTGCAGGATCTTTAACCACGTAGATATTAGCAACATAGGTCAGGCGACGTTTTTGTTTACGTACCAGATCTTTGTTAGCCTCAATACCAGAATTCCACAACTCAGTATTGAGTTCAGAAACGGGATCGGCTTTACCCAGGGTTGTGAGAGAGTTCTCGATGTACCACTTACCTGTAGGGCCTTGGAAGCCATGGTTCCAAATACGAACCCAGGGTAGCTCTTCGCCTGCTGATGGTGGTAGGAATCGAATGACTGCGTAGCCATTACCGGCTTTATCTACTTCCGGTTGCCAGAAGCGGTCATCTTTTGCGTTGTCTTGAGTCTGGGGTGTTGCAATCTTTTCGACTTCTTTCATCAATTTGTCGAAACCACCGGTACTCTTCTTCATAGAATTAAAATCTAATGCCATAATTTTCTCCTTGTATGCGTAGTATAGCGTTGTATTAGTGTTGTATTTTTATTATTCTTCATCATCTAGATCATCATAATTATCTACATCACCGTTATTAAGATCGAGACTTTCGTCCTCCTCCTCTAACATATTATATATGCTCTTCCGATATTTGCCACTCTTATCGACACCTTTAGTAACCTTACGTACCTTCTTGTCGTAATCTACTTCAAAATTTTTACGTTTCATCTCTGTTACTGTCAACTGCAATAAACGGCCAGGCTGAAATACGTTTTGTAATTTCGGACTGGTGATGTGCAAGTTTAATCAAATATCGTTGGGTTTCTCTAATATGTTCGGACAGTTCTGTCATACTGTCTTGCATGATACAAATAGACTTTTCAATCTCCGTGATACGGGCGTCAGAAAGGTCCAATTGCTCTTCGGTAAATTTCATTGTACTTGTCTTTTTTAATTTCTAGAAAAGGTGAATACTTCTTGATAATTCTTGATGTATCCGGCCAGACTAAATCATCTTTCAGATCCTGATCTAACTGATCAGTAAAATTATTTAGCTTATTCAGGATTACAAGAGTCTCAATTGAGATATCGTTCCGAAGATACATTTTTACAATAGGTGGGTGTTGCCCATTATTGCATTCGAAGAGACCGTCAAAGGTAATATTGTTCTTATCAGCAAACAATACAGCCTTATCTAGTTCTTTTTTAAACGTATATGAGATAGATTCTATACGTTTCTTCCATCCTTGGTAACGGTCTTTGGCTTCTACGTCAAATACTCCGCCCCATCTATCACCGGATACAAAATTAGCTACCAAGAAGTCTACAATATCTTTATCCGAATAAGTTTCAGCAACACGGCGAATAGCTAAAAGATCTTTACGTTTAAAGAAAGAGTTCTTGGTAGCACGAACTCGACCTTTTTGTTCAATCACATTATAATTGTCTGTCGTAAAATGCAGGCGTAATGCCAAATAATAACGATAAACTTCAAAAGGTTCCATAATCATACAGGTAAGTGACCTCGGGGTTTAATCATGTTAGCTTGTTCAGCCTCCATTTGAATCTTCTCTCGAAGTTTCTGATTAATCAATGAACCGATACTATCAATATCGATTTCTTTTTCATTACAATAATTAATAACTGCATCCATATAGGTTATCTTAAATGCCGATACCTGCTCATCAATGTATAAACTAAACTCAGTAGGAGATCTAAATCGTTTAGTAATTACAAGAGCATCAGTCAGTTGTTCGTTTTCGTCTGTCATACAAAGTAAATAAGGCCTAACAATACTGCTTGAATGGCGAAACCAAATCCAATTGTCACTACCATCAGCATATCTTTAAGTATAGCTGATTTCACAAAATAAAGCAATAGACCCGTCCACAACATTAACGTAATATCCAGCGGGGGCATCTTATCTGTTGCACCTGCCATAACGGCAATAAAGCCTGGAATGGTTGCACCGATCATTACCACAACACTTATCCATGCAAACGTATCGGCTGTAGCTTTAGTAAAGCCTTCAAAGTATGAGAATACTTGATTCTTTAATTGGTTAAATTTTTCCATTTTTCTCACCGTAAAATATATGACGACCGATTTGACTGATCTTTGGAAGATTCCAATTAGGGTTTACATAATCGGCATGATAGTACATTGCCTTATGCATTGAAGGTAATCTAAAGTTTTCTAGAAGTACTTTCTTAGCCACCTCCATTGACTCTTTGTAATGAGCATTAGATCTCACCTTAGGACCACTTTCGCAGTACCATGAGAACTGACAAATGACTCTACCGTAAACTACGTTCTTCTGATATACTACGTTACAGATATCAGACGGAAACTTACCTGACTCTGCGCGATTTAAAGTAACTTGTGCAACTGCAACCTTACCTTCAAAGGGTTCTGTAGCCGCCTCGTGATAAATGTTCTTTGCAAGACAAGTTAACTGTCTATCTCTTTCCTCCATTGTGATTGGGGTACCATTATACTGTTTGGTATTATGATAGTGGATTCTACTGGCGGTAAATTTGGTAACTAAAAATACCATTAATACCACAAGACCTATTTTTAAAAATAGATTAAAAGTTTTTACCATTGGTTTTCCTTATTAAGGAGGCTCCTGAGTTAACAAGAGCCCCTACCTTCAGATTACTTCTTACTAATAGTCTTAATATTATCTTGAGGGATGTTAGAAACGAAACCATTCAAGACATGAGCCTTTGCAATGATATCAATTTCTGAGGGGTAGGCTGGGTAGCCTGGATGCTCTGGAGGCGTTTGACCGGCGTGTTTGGCCGTCTCTACCTTTGTGGCCCAGTCGTTAGATATTACTTCACGCTTACCGTAGTAATCGTCACCAAGCATATCTTTGGCCATTTTGAGAAGCTCGAGACGAATCTCGAAGGGGGTCATGTTACTCATAATAATCTCCTTTGTGTGTATGAGTGTTAGAAAATGGCAGGTTATTCTGTTACGAGGAAACCTACCGAAACCCTAAGCAGTGTTTAGGCTGCTAATGCGAACTTTGAGTCGTTTGCGTTTACTTTTGTTTAGTGTTAACGACAACTCTGTCGGATCGTCCATCTTTGTACTTATCGCCCTGTCGAATCTAGAACAGGCCCATCATAAAGACTCTTCCATGCGTTATGTGCTTCGAAATAAC